GTATAAAATAGCCACTTGACAACTGTCGCAGAGAGAGTAGAATAAAGAGTAAGGTAGCGAAAGCTATCTAAGAGACAACGCGGCGCAGGACAACAGGCAGTCACCGGTGTCATAAGCCGGAGAGCGGAGTCCGAGTCTCCGGGCCGCTACCAAGTCAATTAAGAGCCTCGTGGAAACACGGGGCTTTTTTATTGGGAGAAAAATGGTACAGCCAAAGAAAAAAAAGAAACAAAAGAAAAGCAAGAAAACCCTGGTGGCGGTTGTCATTGACGCGCCAAAGAAACGACTCAACCAGAAAGAGTGCAGGGCGATCCAGAAAAAGGCGTTCCTGGAGGTGTTTGAGAACAACCCCAGCTTTACCAAAGCGGCGGAAATAGCCCATGTCAACCGCAAATCTATCTACCTCTGGCGGCAGACCGACAAAGAGTTCGCCGATGCGATAGAGAAAATCAAGCCGAACGCTCGGATAAACTACCTGGAAACACTGGAAGAAGAGGCGAGACGTCGGGGGGTTGACGGCGTTGAGGAGGCTGTTTATTACAAGGGTGAAGTCTGCGGATACGTCAGGAAATACTCCGATACCATGCTGGCCATGCTGCTCAATGGCGCCTCGGAGAAGTACCACAGGGCAAGGGTGGAGGTTACGGGAACGGGCGAAAGAGGCGAACTGGTGGTAAAGGTGATTTATGACCCTTACGTTAGAAAAGACGATACACATACGGGAACCACACCCTAAACAATTACCCTTCGTAGAATCGAAAGTAAAGCACATAATCATCCGTGCGGGTAGACGTGGCGGGAAAACCGTAGGCATCGCAATCAAAGCCCTGTTAAAGTTCATGGAGGGCAAGCGGGTACTCTATACCGCTCCTACCTCCGAGCAGACAGATGCGTTCTGGTACGAAATCAAGAAAGCCCTTCTCCCTTTGATAGATAATGTCAGGTACAAACTCAACGAGTCAGAGCGCTACATCGAGCGGATAGGCACACAAAACAGGATTAAGGCCAAGACCGCTTATAACGCCGACACCATGCGGGGTGACTTCGCTGACTTCCTGATATTCGATGAATGGCAACTAACCGCCGAGGATGCCTGGGACGATGTCGGCGCTCCAATGCTGCTTGATAATAACGGAGATGTGGTATTTATTTACACACCCCCAAGCCTCAAGTCCTCCGGCATATCAAGGGCGAGGGACCCGCGCCACGCCTCCAAGATGTACCAGGCGGCGCTCCATGACACAACCGGCAGGTGGGAGTCGTTCCATTTTACCAGTCACGATAACCCAACCTTGAGCAGGGAAGCGTTGTCCGACATTACCCAGGACATGAGCCGCGACTCCTACCTCAAAGAAATCATGGCGGAGGATGATGACGCGCAAGCGAATCTGCTCGTCTACGGGTGTTTCAATGAGGCCATCTGCAAGGTAAAGAGATTCAACCTACCCGCGGAGTGGATGAACTATTCAGGCCATGACTTCGGCAGTGCCAACCCCGGCGCTTTGTTTGCCGCTCAAAACCCCGCCGGAGATATATTCCTCCATGCCGAATATGCGCCGACAACCGGCAGATCGACTTTCCAGAACGTCCAGGCATTTCAAGAAATCACTAAAGGCCGGACGATATTAGCAAAAGTGGGAGGGAGCCACCAGGAGGACGAGATAAGGCAGGGCTATGCAACGCAGGGCTGGCCGATAGCCGAGCCGTTCATAACATCCGTCAAAGCCCAGATCGATAGAGTCAAGGGCTTGATGGAAAAAAACAAGTTATTCATATTTTCCGATATGTACGGAATTATGGCACAAATCAACTCCTGTATGTGGAAGCTGGACGACATGGGCAAGCCTACCAATGAAATCAAAGATGAAAAAACACCGCTTCAGGAAAAACTGGAAGTTTTGTCGAAAAATAAATCATTGGTTGAAAGGGAAAGAAATTGAAGGCAAGCAAAATCTTGACGATGCAAACGCAAGAAGACTTTTTAACTCCGTCCCTGATTTGGCTTATGTTTTAATGAGTTCA